GAGGGGGACGCGTCATGAGCCAGCGAAACCAAAAAACAAACTTAACCCTAGAGCAAACCATTGTTATTGGTAGCTTGCCCGTTATCTTTGAGGGAATCTATCACGGTGTCGAACAAGAAACCATCAATGCATCAGACATTGATAACACCTTAAAATTGGTCTTAAAAGCCATCAAAGAGGCATTTTTACAATAATGATTAGCTCGCATTCCCACGGTCTCTGTGGGAATGCGCCACCCCTCACGGTCGTAACTTCAACAACCCCAACCCCAAATCAATAATCTTCTGATTAATCTCTTTCGAGCTTAACGACTCAGCAGACCCCTGCACCGCACAGCTACGCGAGACCTTTAAATCGCCCGCTTTCACTTCACGCATACTGGTAATACGCGTTTCACAGATTTTACTTTCCACCACCACATCCCCGTTGGACTGAGTAGTGGTGGTGGTAAAACGCTTAATATTAGAATACTGACCGCATCCCGCTAAAAAAATAAACATCCACACAAAAATAAACACCCTCATGCGCCCCCTCCAAAATGACTTTTTCCCATAAACCGCACGATCCAATAAGCCGACTGACGTTTCCACCACGGCGCACTCAAAGACTGCATCGCTTCACGTAATATAAAATCGGCACGCTGACGACTCAACCCATACTTATTGATACCTTGAACTGAATATAAAAAATCATGCAACACCGCCGCATCTCGAATATCGGGGTCATTATCATCAATAATGCCCTTAGCAAACCTAGGGATACTCGCTAAATCAGTGACAAAGCCCGTTGGCACACTATAAAAACAAAAATCTTTAGCCAGATACGCTAAACAGTCATCTAGCCTGTACGTATTCGTAGTGCGTATCGCCGTCATTTTTAACGCACTTTTAAAACCATAAAATCCATCATTCATAAAAATAAATCTCCTTGTAATTGTTGCTGTTGTTCACTGGTTAATTGACCCACCAATGCCGCCGCGATCTGTAGCGTGGTTTGTTGCGGTGGGTTCAATGTATGCTTAAACGCCAAAGTAAACACAAAAGAAGCGCCACATTCTTGGGTATTCGTGCATTGGCAATACAAATCTTTCACTTTAGTTGTTAGCGCGTTACTACTGGTAATCAACGCTTTTTCTTCACAAAAAGGACACACAACACGCATACGCTATAACCCCCTAATAAGAGTGTTAATTATAGCGTAATCACCTATTTTTAAGTGTTAATTAGCATATCAAGCCGCCTGTGTCCAAACGGGTTCTTTAAATTTCACTACCTCTTTCCCTAGCAACTCATTTAAATGCAAGAAAGGTTGCTGCAATGCCGTAATCTCTAGCTCATGATAAACTTTCATCAACTTCTCTAAATCCCCAAAACCACTCGTATTCTGCGGAATAATCCCCGACAAGCCCGGCGGCATTCGGTGCATAGCCAACATCTCACGCTCAGTAATCTCTTTAATTCGGGTGAATTCGTCATTCGTACCAATATCGCCCACGGGGATAATTTTCACAGGCTCTTTAGACGATGTACGCGCAATATTCATATACAAAGAGCGAAAATTCCCGGGACCTTTAGAATTTTTCACCTTCTCTTCAATCATTTTTGCGGTTTCATCATCAATGCCGGCATCATGCGTGACTAAGATATAACCCATATGCGCCCCATTAATGTAATATTTTCGTCGAAACAGCGTCGCTTCTTCGCTCAGTAAAACCGACTGAATACCGCCGATATAATCAGGCACGCCGTAAATATCTTGGCGTAAATCAGGCTGGCGCATTTGCACCACCTCACCGGCTTCAAACTCAACAATCACCCCATTTTTTCGCACCATAAAAAACAATTCAGGGTCTTTACCACGGCGCATACGGATCGCAGGCAAACTTTTTAAGCGCGAGGTTCTGCCGAACGGGTTGCGTAGCTGCTGTAAATAACCATTGCCCATCACCAAAAAATTCATGGCTAAAAGACTCATATCAGCACGGCTTAAAAACCGCGTCGGTACAAACCATTTCATAATCATATTTTTTTTAAAATGCAGAATGGTGCCATGATACGCATTCGCCCCCATCAAATCTGCCAAGCCGTCAAGGTCAATGGGCGGCGCATAATATCGCCCCCCAGCCTCCATTAAAATCCCCAAATAATCAATGGGGTTTTTAGAGAGCACTGGCTCAGCATCACCAAAAGTAAACATCATGCTTTTGCCTGAATTGTCTGTCTCATTCATTTATCTTTGCCTTATTTTAATGACTAAAAGTAACTTTGGTCGGTGCCGAAATAGCAATCGGCTCATAATGTAATGCGTGCATAATCGACCAGGCGACATCCGCATGACCCACCGCACTATTACGATTGGCTGAATAAGTCATCACACCGCTATTGCTGGTCGTCTGGGTAATCATCATAAACGCCTGCGTAATCTGCTTCTGACCGCCTTGATACTCAAAGCGTCCATTGCCAATCACATCAATCGCCTTAGTCACCAGTTCCGTTTTGGTTTGAATGCTATAGGTAATAGGAGTCACCAGTGGATAAAACGCTTGCACCAATTCAAACAAGCCATAGCCGATGCCCGTTATATCAATACCAACATGTTTTACATTATGGCTATCGACAATTTCTTTAATCTTCGTAGCCTGATACTGAAAATTTTGCCCGTGAAAATCCAAGGTTTTCAACACACGCCATTTTCCACCCGGCTTCAGAGGAATAGCCAATAATGCAAGACTGGCATTATCACGGGTGCGGCTCGGGTCATAGCCAATGGCAACAGGCAAATTACCGAAAGGTCGGGGTGCATTCTCGTTATAATCGCTATATTCATCCTGTGCGTAGCAAGACATCATGATGCCAAGATTGAAAATACTCTTATCATCATCAATAAACTTGCACATAAACAAGTTTAGAAAATCATCTCTGCTGTACTCGGTCTCTAGCTCGTCAATATCGAATAAATCACAGCCCATCGCCTCGGCATCTTTCACGGTGACCATATGCCGCCACCACTTATCTACCCCTAAATCGCCGTCTTTTAGCGTTTTATGGGTCGTATCAAACTCAATAATGTCTTTTTCCGCTTTACCGGTATTAAACTTCTCACCGCTCCACATGGGATAGGCTTGATGGCTTTTGGCAGATGGCGTACTAAAGAGTGTCCTGCGCCATTTTTTATGCGCTGCCATGCCTGAAGCCACTTTCCACATTTTGTTAAAATCTGGAATCCAGAAACATTCATCAACATATAAATGCCCGTGATAACTTTGGGCGGTGCGGCTATTGGTTGATAAAAAACGCAATTCAGCCCCGTTGGACAAGGTAATCACCCCTTGGCCTTTTAACTCGACATCAAAATGCTCTAAAGCAAACGCGATAATGTAGGCTTTAAACACCTCTGCCTGATCCCGCGAAGCGGATAAAAATATCTGGTTATCACCCGTGCGAATCGCATCATCCAGTGCCTCGAATGCAAAATAATAAGTTGCGCCAATTTGCCGACTTTTTAAGATAAAACGGTTACGGCGGGTTACTGGATCATTCTTGCGCTCATACCATTTCAGTTGATAATCAAAAAATAATGACTTGCGAACCCTATCCAGCTCCTCGTCAGTAATCCCCGAAATATCATTTTTCGCTTTCTTCTCGCGTTTTTTACGCGGTTTTTTGGGGGCTTTCGGTTCGGCATCCTCAGCATCACTATAAATGGGAGTTGGGCTTGCTGTGGGAATAATGCCCGTGACAATCGCCTCAGCCTTAGCCAGCTGAATCTTTAATTGTCCAAAACTGGCACACAGCTTATCTAATTGCGTCAGTTGCTCAGGGCTAGGCGCATCCAGCTCAGCTAAATAATTAATTTTTTTGGCTAGGGTAATTTCCACGCTATCCGCTGCAATGCTGTTATCCCAGTTTTCCGCACTTTTCCAGTTATACAGTGTGCGCTGGTCAATATTCAGCTCATTAGCAATTTGCGCAACGCTCCAGCCCTTAACAAAAAATTGTTTCGCTAGGTCTTTGGTTTCAGATGGATAACGCTTTGCCAATTCACCTCTCCTTTTTTTAGCTGTAGTTTAGGGGGTAATTCACCTAAAATTGAGTCATTGAATTTCTGATTATTCCTAATTGATTTATATAGGAATTATCAGGAAAAAACCGCGTTGATTTTGTACATAAACCCCCTAAAATCAGGTGAAATCTTTTAAATAGTCACTTAATTTTAGGTGTTGCATGGCAAAATTAACCACAGAATTTAAACGGATCGGTCGCAGTGGACCCACTGTTGATGGGCGCATGATTGAACCGATTGCCATTGAGCAAGCGGCTGCAAGCTATGATAAAAAATTGTTTACGGCGATGATCTGGCCAGACCATATTCGCTGGTTGCCGAACATGGGCATAGTGGAAGAGTTAAAAGCCGAAGCCAATGACGAAGGTGGCATGGATCTATATGCACGTATTGCCCCCAACGACCGCTATATCTACGAAAATAAAAACGGTCAGTATTTATTTACCAGTATGGAGCTATTACCGAATTTTCGAGATACAGGCGAATACTACTTAACGGGATTAGCCGCAACCGATAACCCTGCCAGTGCCGCGACCACAGAAATGCGCTTTTCGGCTCTTTCAGCTAAAGACGCTATTTTGGGTGCGTATGTCGAAAACCAACCGCACCAATTTCAAGACGATCAGCCCCCTGGCTGGTTTACCAAGTTCTTCAAAAACAAAAATCAAAACCAAAACCAACCCGACGAGGATGTTATGTCACAACAAGCACTAGCCGCACTAGCGGAACGCTTCACTGCTATGGAAGCAAGAATGGATGCGTTAACCCCCGATAATAACGCGGGTAAAGACACGCCCAGCACTGATTACGCAGACCTAAAGAAAAAGGTTCAGAAATTAACGTCTAAATTAGAGAGCGCAAATGCTGAAGGTAAGCAGGGCCGCAAGAAATTCAAAAAGTTATCAGCAGATTATAAAAAACTGCGTAAAGAGTTTAATGCGGCAGTCGGTCAGGAAAACGGCACGACAGCGGGTGAAAATGACGGCGATGCATTTAACGCCGACGATTATATTTAAGGACACACAAACATGACATTAACAACACAAGGACGCATAGCATTAGATCAACACTTTGCTAATACAGCGAAAGCTTATGGTATGACCGTGGCAAGTCCACAGGTCGGGCAACACTACGCGGCTACACCGTCATTGGCGCAAATTCTGTATCGAAAAATCGTTGAAGATGGTAATCCTTTCTTAAGACAGATTAACGTACTACCTGTCTCTGAAATTAAAGGGGAAAAAATTGGTATGAAGCTCGCTGGGCGTGTTGCCAGCCGTACCGATACGTCTATTCCAGGTAATCAGAGAGTGCCAAAAAATTTGGCGCAACTGGATACCAAGGGCTATGAGCTATTTCCGACTGAATTCGATGTCGCATTGAAATATGCGCTGATTGATTCTTGGTCTAAATTCCCGAACTTTGCCGCCGCTTACATGACCTTAGTTCGCCAAGCCATCGGTAATGATATTTTACAAATTGGCTGGTCGGGTACATCCCATGCCGTTGCCAGTGATATTGCGACCAATCCGCTGTTACAAGATGTCAATATCGGTTGGTTGCAATTTATGCGCTTATTTAACGGGGGATCTCAATATGTTTTAGGGGGAACAATCGGCACAGCGGGTGCGGTGACATTAGGTGAAGTCAATAAAGCTGTTGGTGGTTATGCAAACCTGAGCTTATTAGCTAAATCAATGCGTGAAATGTTGCCAATTTATCATCAGCAAAATCCCGACTTGGTGTTGCTGTGCGGTAGTGATGTGTTGTCGTATCAAAAAGATCTTTATTATGCGCTGAATGACAATTCACCCATGGAAAAAACCGCGATGTCTGCAATCATCACGGGGCAGTACGACAGTATTCCGGCGATTAGACCGCCATTTTTTCCACAGAGTTCTATCCTTTTAACCCCTTTATCGAATTTATCGGTGTATTACCAAGATACATCGGTTCGCCGCATTCAACGCGACCGCCCCGAAATGAACGAGGTTCAGGATTTTAACTCGGTGAATGAGGGTTACGTGGTTGAGAATGAAGAACTGGCTGTTTTTATTGAAAACATTACCTTCAAATAATTATGTTATGAGCAGATTAAAACAAATTAAAGCCGCGCAAATTGCCGAGGCGGCAGAGCGCGGCGAACCGCACCCGTATGAAAATTCAACGGGAATGGACAATACCGTCGGCAATAGACCGCTAAATAGATTACAGCAGCAACAA